GATCCAATCAATATTAAAGATAATATCTTACGAAACATAAACATACAAAAACAAAAATTATTAATAGAAATAGGGGTGCTTAAAAATGGTTAATGATATTAAAAAAAATCTAACAAACATTGTAATTATACTCGGACTTATATCTTCAATAGGAGTAGGGTTTAGCAAATTTGCAAAACTTGAGCTTACGATTGAGCAATTATCAGCTGCTACAGCTCCAGATCTAACGGGTATTGATGACAATAGTTTTAGTATTAATGACAATGCAACTGCATTAGCCGTATTAGAACAAAAGATAGCAGCATTAGAAAACAAGAAAACTGCAAAGCCAGTTGATATATCTGGTGTAGTGACTAGATCTAAAATAAATGAGAAAAGTATTAAATTACTTGAATTGCAAATAGAAGAAATCAAACAATCTTCTAATCCACTTGGCGGATAATATACTGGTCTGGGTGGAAGGATTTGAACCTTCGATCCCTAGCTCCCAAAGCTAGTGCGTTACCAGGCTACGCTACACCCAGACTTCTATATTTTTTGAGACTTGTATCAGAGAGTAATCAGAGAGTAAATGAAAGTTCACAGTGAGATCAGCTAGGAAATACAACCCTTATTTATTAACCTTTTTGGTTATAAATATTTGTCTAATCGTGGTTGTAATTGTTATATAACAACGATAATAAACAAAATGATTGGTAGGTTCAAATCCTACGAACAGTTGTTCTTACACAACACTTTTAAAGCATCAGAGAGTAAACCAGAGAGTAAACGAGAGAGTTTTGAGGGAGTTGTTAGTTCCCTCTAAGTTTTTTGTTATGCAAATTTTTTAAGATTAATCCATTGAGGATCTTTATCTGCAACGGGATCTTTGAAAGTATTTTCGCCAGCCAACTCCCGATTTAATTTAGGCATTAGTGGAGCATAGCGAGCTTGTAGCTTTGCTTCTTCTCTAATGTTAGCTTCTATCTCACGAAATTTTTTAGCAACCATGTCTTGCTTAAATAAAGGTATAGAAGGGAGCATCTGTTCTGGATCTCCATTATATAATAAATTAATATCCCAACCTTGTTCTTTGGCTAAAATAAATAATTTATCAGATGGAATACCATTTTGAGCTTTCTCATATTTTTGGATTTGTTGAAATGAGACTTTGATTGCTTTTGATAATCGACTTTGTGTCTTGCCAGATATTGTTCTTAACACGAACATTACCTTTGCTATTCGTTCCTTCTCTTGTAGTGCTGACATACTATCATCCCTCGGTTATTTGATTAATAGCAGTTCTTCCTTCTTTTTCATTCAAATTCAAATCTTTGTAATAATGGTTATCTCTAATTTCTTTAGTATTGCCGTATCTTTTATCCATTTGTTTTTCGGTTAATACTTTAAGATCTTCCATTCTTGAAATACTCCATTTTCTAAAAGGAGATAAGCCACTTTTCCAATCAATCCCAAGTTTTTTAGCAGATTGTTTTACTTTTTTAGCAGCTCTACTTTTAGTAAAATCAAAAATTCTAACAAAATTTCTTTTTTTTAATTCTTTAGTAAAAGGATCCTGGTAAACAGTATTTCTTAAAGTCTTTGGAAACAGCTGCGTTTTCATCCATATGTCTAATAAAGTTAATAATTTATCAGATGCCATAATTGGATCTCTAGCATTTACACCAGTTTTTAAGAAGTAGGGTCTAAATTTATTCCATTTATCTAATGAGTGGTTAAGGTGGATTTTACCATTATCAAAATCAATATCATCATAACAAACAGCAACAACCTCGTTAGCTCTCGGGCCAGCCTCGGCAGCTAATTGATACAATGCTTTTAACTTAATATCTTTTTCACTATTAAGAACGCTTAACAATTCGTGAGCTTGTGGCAGCCATTCTTTTTTTACAATGTATTGAGTAAAGAAGTTTTTTTGAAATTTAAAAGTCATTATTGAATAATCAATCTTCCAAGAATGCTCTAAACAATATTTAACAAATTTTTTAAATTCGCCAACTACTTCTTTAATAGTTTTTTTACCAATAGTTTTATCTAATTTTATGTAATATTCCTTGCCATCTTTAGTTCTCCAGGCAAGCTGCTTACTAGATAAAATCTTAGGTAATGTAAATTCTTTGAAATCAGACATTTTATAATCTGACAAAAATTCCTGGTTAATATATGGAGCCACATGGTTTTTAATATAACCAATTTGCATCTGCACATACTCTGGAGTGTTTAACGTGCCTTGCTCTAATACTTTTATGTAAGAATTTAAAGCATCTTGAAATGTAATTTTCTGATCTACAACATCTGTTTTTTCAGAATTTTCTAGTTTAGATCTTAACGCTTCAGCTTTTCTTTTTTCATTTAAACCAAAAACTTCTTTGTTTTGTTTTTTAGTTTTACCATTAACTTTGTAAACTACCTGGACAACTAATTTTTTACCACCAGCTCTAAACTCCTCTACGACTTGAACTTTCATATATTAATTATCCTCCATCTGTTGGTTAAGAAGCATTCTTTGCTCTGCAAGTAGTAAAGGATCCGATTTTAATGCTTCATCATAAGTATTATTTTTAACCAAAACCATTTTACCATTGCCATCAATTTTATATTCTTTAATTGAAATAACTGGATCTGGCTTGTGATTGTAAACAACTTTTTTAGTCATTAAGCAGCCTTCTTATATTTAGATTGATATTTTTTAGCGTGAAGTGTTGCACCAAGTTTACCAGCACAAGCAAAACCTTCAGCGTTAAACAGATCATCAAATTCAAAACCGCTGTCATCCATTTTGCCAGATCTAATTCCCCAAGGGTACAAGACACCAGGAACTTTTAATCTGTAACATAAAAAGTTTGGATATTTTGAATTGTGATAATAAGTAGTTGCGGTATCTGAAAGTTTTACCCAACCAAACTTATCTTTTTTAAATGCCATTTAAGCAGCCTCCTTTACTGGTTCATAAACCATGTAAGAACTAAATACCTGGTTCTCAAAATGATGCTGTTTAAGTTTTTTTAAATTTTTAAAGAAACCAACTAGCGCAGCTTTAGTATTATTTATATTGAAGTGAGTAGTTTTTAAATGGATGTAATTTTTTGCAGTAGTAAATCTATAATTGTGATTACCAGCAACAAAAAACTTTTTAACAAAACCATTTAACCATTTGCCTTTCTCAGTTTTGTTAGAGATCTTAGGTACTTTGTATTTCATTGGCTTTTCTCCAAATTGAGTTCTACCATAGCCGTAACCTTTTCTATAAAGTCTAGTCATTTTGAAATTAACAACTGTCATATTTAAGCAGCCTCCTTTTTTGTTTGTGTTTTAAATTCTTTATCCCAAACCAACAAAGTTTTACCGATTACTTTTGATGATTTATTTTTTTGGGGAAGTATTATTTTTGTGAAGTATTTCTCTAAGTTAGAGTAGGTAGCGAACTTTAATTTTTTGAAGTTTTTAACCATATAAAATATATAGTTGCCAATTTGGTATATGTCAATAGTGTAAGTTGCCAAACTGGTATTTTTATTTAGGCGTAGGGAAGGTGTCTGAATTTAATCAGTTTATAGTGGTTCTAAACTAAAATACTACGCTTGTATTTTGCTTAGTTGGTCTTGCAAACTAATAACAGCAATCAATTTTGAGTGAGCTGTTTTACTTATAGCCGCAATTCCTGGAGGATACATTCCCCCGTTCTTAACTTTTAGTCTCGTGATCTTTGCGTTCAGAGACTTTCGTTCCTTCTCGATCTGAGTTATCTTTTGGCTCAGATGTTGGTAATGGTTTATCGCCATCGTTTACCTCTTTTATTCTAGCGAACTCAAAGCTAACAGTTTTACCATCAACTTCAAAAGAAGCTGCATCGCTAGGTACCATTTGGTTTGCAGCATCAGCAACAGAAGTAAACATTTCACTAGCAGTAAAGCTAGCACTTCCGTTCCAGAATTTTTCAATCTTCTTACTCATTTGGATAATCTCGTTCTAATATTATTTTGCAGTAATGAATTATTTTTTTAATATCTTCAGCTTTATTTTTTTTTTGATGTCTGCACGCTAATTTTACTATATTTCCTTCAGCAAACAATAGTTTATTTTCACATATAAAATATGCTGGGGATACTTTTAAATCTTTATAATGAGATCCGCCAACTTGCTCAGACAAACATTCATAATTAAATTCCTTAAATATATCTTCGTGGGTCATTTTAATATTTGAATGCTTCTTGCTTTTCCTGGTAATTTTTTGATCCATTTTCTATCTTCTAATTGGCTAACATATTTATTAATTGAATTTTTAGATTTTAAATGTACCGCCACCATCATTTCTTCATAAGATGGCGATACAGTATTTTTACCAATATAGTTTTTAATAAACTTAAAAAGTTTTAGTTGCTTTGCAGTTAAACCATATTGTTCCATAAGTTATTTAAAAAGGGATTTCTTCTCTGTTTTCAGATGGAGCTGCTGCTATCGCATTTCCCGTTCCCGTTTTTTTTAAAGTAATTTTTAAAGATTTATCTTCCTGGATATAAGCGGAAGCCTCCATCCAAATACCATCGATAGTGAAGTTTTTTCTGTAAGGCTTCATTGTCTTTGGGTTTACTTTATCGCTATCTGATAGAACTAGATCGGGTCTGTTCTTAGTAGCCTCGTCTCCAGGTAGCTTATCTGCGTTTCTTTTCAAACTAAATGTAGCCACCCAGTTTGGATCTTGTGGTTTCTTAAAATCAGCCATATATATTTATCCTTTGGTTAATTGCTGGTTTCTATCTACAAAGGCTTTTTTTAATTTATTAAACCTAGGTAAATTCTCTTTGGAGAGCTTAATTATAAAATCTTTATTTTGACTTTTTAACTGCTCTAAATTTGCTTGGTGGGTTATAGTTTTTATTCTTTGTTCAATAATATCTGCATGATCTAACTTGATCCCTGAGTTTTCATTATTTTTTTGTTTTTCATTTGGCATTTCTTGATCTGAATAAACATTACCGTGAATACCAAGTGCTTTTAATATAACACGATCAACAGCTCTTTTTTCTGCAACGGCTACTGGATAATCAAACTCATTATTTTTTGGAGATACTTCTCCTAACGAATAAAATGCTTTTGTTTTATTAACAGCTGTTGCTTTAACTACAGCTACATCTTTTTCTAAATTGCAATGTACTAACTCAATGTTTGTATTTATGTTATAATGCTGCGCCAATCCTTCTACTTCCAAATGTTTTATAA